TACTAATTGCACCATTTAAACCTTGGCCTTCTTTTTCTCCTCCTTTAGCATAAATACCTGTACTATTAAACTTATTTTCCCAATTGTTTAAAGCAAAGCCATCATCACCTTTTTGTTTATTAGTTGCTTTATCAGCTAGAGCTGCTTTAGCAATGATTATTACCTCATCTAATTCACTCTCTAAGCCTTTATGCTTCTGTCTCCATGTAGTACAACTATCACCAGATTCACCAAGAATACAAGAATCTAAAAATGCAGATTTTAATTCCTCAAAGTCTGTTACTTTACCTGTCGCTATAACCTCTGAAAAATGCATTTTATGTGCATCATGTGCATTAGCATTATTAAATATCTCACCACGTTCTGTTTGTCGATAATTATGTTTTAGAAATTTAAGTGTACCTACATTTACCTGTCGCTTTCCCTTTTCACTACTGTACAACGTAGCAGTATCGATAGAGGTAACTCTTCTGATTTCTGTATCTTTTTTTAATCTATCATAATCAGCTAGTTCAGATGATTTAATAGCCCCTTTAGTTTCAAAATGATTCAGGAGCTTTGTTGAACTTTTACCAGTGATACCAAACATTCTGATGAGTTCTCTAGCTCTCATCCTGTAATATTCTGGTACAGTCTCAGCCTTCCATTCACCTATAGGATCTCTTCCTTCTCCTGGGTTTGTAATAAACCTTTGAAGATCAGACTCTATCCCATCGAAACGTTCAATTATATCAGCTGTTATCTTTTCAGAAAGGAAACGATTACTATTTTCTCTAAGACCTATTAAATAATCCGTGCCTTTCTCATCTTTATTTGTATAAGCATTCTGAATAGCTTTAAAGGTTTCAGAAGATGCCTCCTCATCTATCAAATCTAAATCATTTAAAGCAGCTTGATATTCAGGATTCTTAACTAATTCAGCATAATCTCTATCAGCTGTATATTTAGAGTATAACTCTTCAGTAGCTACACCTGCTTTAAATACATTCTGATAGAAAGTAGGAGCCCACTCCTGCATCCATTTAGCTTTATCACCATATATTTTAGCTTGATCGCTAATCTTTGTTAGCTCAGTTTTCTTAGCTACTTCTATAGCAGAGCGTCTTGTTTGATATTTTTGGTTTCTCAGATCATTAAGAATAGAAAGGTTCTGGAGTTCGTTTCTTCCTACAGACTCCAGTCCCTTTTCAGTTGAATCTCTATAAGCAAGAACACTTTGTTTTTGTTCTTTTAATGCTTGTATGATTGTATCTTGTTGTTCTTTATAGGCTCGTAAGCCGAGGTCACCCTGATCATCTTTTTTAAATCTACCGCCTTGGCGAGTACGAAAGAATCCAGTTTTTGACATTTGTTTTTTTAATTAAATTAAATTAGTTATTCAAGCCTTGGCATAAGCAGTAGCGAAGGAACCAACAGTACTTGCAATACCAGATATAGTATTACCCCATACTTGGTTAGCAGCTGCGCTAGGTGAGTGATAGACACCATATATAGGTTTGGGTCCGAAATCATACTCTCCAACAGCTCTTGGGTATTCAAAGGTAGATCTTGGTGTAGCAAATGGGACTGGTGTTTCAGGTAGTTCACCTGGGTCTAACATTCTTTGAGCTTCTGCAGCTAAGTCTGCGGATTCTCTATCTCTCATTATTTCTTGTATTCTCGAATCTGTACCTAACATAGCACCAGATAAGGCTGCATTAATTGCAGACATTTTCTGTCCTAATGCATAGTAACTAGTCTGAGCTCCTTTCCCTCCTGTTCTTCCTGAAGCTAGTCTAGCTCTCATCTCTCCTTCGTTCTCTAAGAACTCTATGTAAGCATCATTTTGATTATAACGTTGCTCTGCTTCTATTTGTTGAAGGCTAGCATATTCATCTTCTGTGGCAGCTTTAGCTGATCTTTCATTCAAGGTCAGCTGTCTATTATAAATATCAGTAGATTTACTGTATTGTGCGTCTAACGAGTCTTGCTGCCTATTTCTTATTTGTAACTCGTGACTATATCGTTGTAGGTTTGTAAGGTCTCGATACTCTGCAACTTTGTTTTCGTTTTCTGCTTTGGTTTGGATAACTTTGACAGCTTGCTCTCTGTCTGCTATTATCTTATCCCTCTGCATATTCCAGAGTTCAACATCATACTCATGAGACCTTTCAGTGAACTCATTTTGTGCATTGGCTTGCTGTCTGGCAGCTTTAGCAGATACATTACCAGCATGGACTTGACCACCAATAGCGGCACCAGCAAGGGCTCCACCAGCTATCATAGCAGCTGATGCGACTGCACCACTAAATGTAATTGCACCAGCACCAGCACCTAAAGCAGCACCAATTAATACGGGTAAAGGCATAATTTATATCCTCTTATAAAATTTAGGCGAGTAATTTCCTTCCCACATCATTGAATTTAAAGACACTGGAAACGGTGAGTCATTAAATAACCTGATTTGGAAGTTGTTTGTTTTTTGATGTATTGGTAAGGTAAATACTGACTGTTCAGTTATACCAATATCATTAGCTAAATATGTATCAGCTTGTTGTGTTGGACTTAGGTTATACCATTCATCCAAATAAATAACTATATCATCTGCACTATATATTTTAACCTTAGCTCCAGTCGTCACTGCAGTAGGGTTACCATCACCTCCAATAAAGATAACATTTTTACCAGTAATAACATAGTCTGTACCTACTATTCCTTGTACATATACTCCAGTACCACTACCAGTTTCAAGAAGTACTCTAATTTTACTAACATCTGTTCTATCAAATGTCCAAGTAAAAGTAGTTTGACCTGCTGATGCTGTTATGGTTTGTGTAGGTAAAGTAGTTATTCTTATAGTTGTATCATCAACAAAAGTGAATCCTGTTTCTTCTATATCATTTATTTTTAACTTTACTTGATCTCTATCTACATATGCTAAATCATCATCTACGAATGGGAAATCACCTGGTTGAGCTACAGTTAAATCATATCCTGTATATTCTCTTTTACCTTGTCTGATACCAGTAGATTTAAGTTTAAATCCCATTACTCCTGAAAGACCAACTGCAAACTTCATTCTAGCTATTGTTAAATTAGCAGAGAAATCTGTTCTAGTACGTTCGCTATCCATCCTAAAGTATGTCTTAGGTAATGTTACATCGAAATCATACTTCCATCCAACAACTACATCACTAGCAACACCAGATAAATCTTTACCAGTTACACCAAAATAAGCTCCAGTACCATCTGTACCTGTACTAGGTGTAGTAGTAAAACCTGACTCAATGAATTGTCCTGTAGCTGTAGTACCTTTAATAACAATTACTGGTGTTAATGTAGTGATATTATCCCATGGTATATAACATTTAGATATATCATTAGTGGAGTCATATGTAACTGAACTAGCTGTTGCATATAAGTCCATACATGGATTAATTTTGTTTCCGACGTTATTAACGATAATTGCATCTTCTGGACTTTGACTTAGACTTGCTTTACTTAATGTGAATTGTGTACCTTGTTTAGTAACTGTGTACATATCATCTGAGTCAACAGCGATAGTCTGTACAGTTCCAGGTAGTTGCCAATTAAACCATGCTTGTACAATACTTTGATTACCTTCTCCGTATGTACGATAAAAGTATATTTTATTAGAACTCTGATCAGACATTACTATGAACTGGTTTTGTGCAGATGCAATCAACGTATCAATTGAATCTGGTACCCACTCATTTACAATTCTTCCAACGTCTACAACTTGAGGGTTCTCATCCTGACCACGTGTGGCCATTCCAAATATACGAGTATAACTTGGTGTTTTACTTATAAAATTAATATTTGTACCAACATCAACAGGGTCTACATCGGTATCTACTTGATAATTAGATATAGTACGGATCGTAGTTGTACTTGGTGTCAAAACTCCATTATCAGCTGTCATAAGAAACTGCTGATCCTTACTAAACAGAACTAAACCCTGTGTAGTAGGAAGAACTGCATGTAATGCTGCAGGTTGAATTGTTGAACACTTTAAGTCAATTGGATCTGAATCCGTAATAGTCTGTGCAGAGGTAAAATAGAAATTAAATCTATGATTAATACCTGACTGACCCATGGAAACATTATCTTCCGATAAGAATCCTAGTCTATTGTTGTGGTAAAATGCTTTTTGTATCTTATTTCCTACGAAACTAGGATGACTATTTGTTACGTCATCACCAGCACTTCTATCTGTCCATACAGCTTTCTGAAATACAAAAGTATTAGCAGCTGTATTTTTTAATTCATGTGGTACAGTAGCTGAATCTAATCCTACTGATTTACTAGGGTCTACTGTTTCACCCCAATATCCAGGACCAGACGTACCATCATCTGCTACAAATTTAGCAAAGTATGTATCTTTATCTGATGCAGTATTTATAACTTTAACAGTATGACCATTAAAGCTTTGAGATGGAACTTGAGTTATATTATCTACTTGATCTTGGAATACAGTAATAGAATCACCAGCCTGACCACCTGTAGCGGTGATAGTAAATGCGGCTGCTTTAGATAGTTGTAAAGATGATTGATACTTAACAGTTGTTAGTCCAGATATACTTAGAGCATCAACTGCTGTTTTAATTTTAGTTAAAGCATCTGAGTAAGTATCATCACTGTCTGTAGTAACTGAAGCAGTTTGACCAGCTACAACTATAGTATATGTATTACTGAAAGATGATCCATTTAATACAAGAGTAGCTTGTTTGTTTGCTACAAAAGTAGGATCAGCTTGTTTAGCTGCGGTTATTAAATTGTTAGTTATTATAGATGTATCTTGCAGGTTAAGTATATGGTAGTTACCACGAGCTCCTGTAAGGTATGCCTGAGCTCCTGTACCGTATGTAACACTACATACAGCCCCTGTGGTAGCATTCCATATATCAATGTCTCCTGTACCGCCTCCTGCGGGCTTTATACATCCTATGTATTTATTGGTAGCATCCCTCGCTATATAAAACCAATAGGAGGAATCATATGTAGTACCTGAACCTAAGTTAGCAATCCATTTAAAGCCTGGTCTTTTAGTTAAACCGAAGGTGGGATCAGGATAACCATTAAGACACTCTCGGACTTGACCTGGAAGTTTCTTATCATCAGATTGTCTAGATACACCACCAAGGTAATTATCAACCCGTTGAGTTACTGCTGGCATTATCTTTGAAGTACTTGGAAAGGTTTATAGCTTTGGTAATAGTTTTGCTGACCTTGTGGGTGTCCAAAGAAAGTAAACTGTCCTTGTTGTGTTTCATACTCTAAAGCTCTGGCTCTAGCAAATGCTTCTTGTTGTTGTAGCATTTGATACTGTGCTTGATCTCCTACTATTCTTTGAGATACTAATACAGCAGCTCTACAAGTAATGAAATCTCTAACAGGTTCTGGTAAATCTACCCAGTCAAATTCCCATACAATATCACATTCTACAGTATCTCCTGAGATATCTGATAGATCATAAGTATGGTGTTGTCTATCATATAACTTACCAGATCTTCTAACGCAATCAAATTCTGCATTAGCAGAGTTTTCAGTAAGTTTTATTTGTAACATATTATTAGGAATCTCTATTTCATTAGAAGCATTCCTAGCCATCTCGTAGTGGTATTCTGTATTGAAAGTCCAGCCTTCTGCCTGTGTTTCCCTAGACACTTGTAACAATGTATCGTATGCAATCGCAACGTCAGGGTTGGTTTGATCGAGAGTGGTTACAGGAGCCTGACCACAAGATGATAATATTTGATTTATGGCTGGGAATTCTACGG